GGGCTTGTGTATGTCGCTAAATTAACAAATCCAAATTCTGAAGTCTTTGAGGCTCTTGAATATTGACCCTTGCTGTTTCTTAATTGTTTTTTCATCTTACTGTATAAGTATTATCAGAACCATTGTAAAAAGTATATTGGTCTTTATTTATTTTATAGTAATCGTTTTGATTTAATTGGTCAACATCTTGGTCAGTACAGAAAATTTTATCATTATAAATATCTATATTTTGACCATCATCTGTGTTCCATTTAACTTCGTATAAATTCCAAAAACTATAATTTGTATTCCAAAAATTGTAATCAATATAAAGCCTTAAATCAAAGAAACGATTTTCAACTAAGATAGGATTAAATATATTATCAAACGTTAAATAATTATTTGATGTTGATGCACTTGTTATGTCATATTGTTTAGTAACATTCGTATTGTCATCCCTGACAGTCATAGTAAATGAATCAGAGTATTCTCTTGGTATTACTGATAGCGTTTGTGCTGCTGCTGATGTAGTAAGTATAATCATTACATATATAACGAAAAAAAACAAGCTATTTGTAAAATGATTAAAGCAAAAAAAAAGCACCCTAAAAAGGATGCTGATTTTATAACTAAATAAAATTGTTATTATTATGCAGTTGGGTCAATTTGAGCCGCATCTCCTGTTACAGGCGAAGCTAAGAAATAAGGTGCAGTTTCTTCCATTCCCTCAAATGTTAAAGTAAAACCTGAAAGGTCTCCTGCTGCTGCTCCTGTCACAACCGTACCACCTGTTAATTCCATCCCATTTTCAAATCCACAAAGGAACTCATTTCCATAGTAATCCTGAACTACAATGTAAGGTCTTGAAACTGCAAGTGTTTGCAATTCTGCTTGAGTTTTAGCATCTAAATACGTTAATGTTAAATTCAAAGTTTGTGTGTAGAATGTCGTTCCGTTTTCTCTTGATGAGGTAACAGATGTTTCAAGGCTACTATTACCCTTTACATCATATTCGTACCACGTTGGGCTACCTGTTACAGTAGCTTCTTTAGTAGTTGCGTCAATAGTAACCCCTGTTAATTCACCAAAGTCTGCAAAATACACAGTTTTGATTCCTCCAAAGGCACTTTTGCAGGGTACTTTTCTACCTGTTGTTAATGTACAAGCCATATGTTTTATGATTTTATAAAAAAAAGGGATAGGCAGAACCCACCCCTTTTATATTGATTAATTATTAATTTTAAGCGTACTGAACTAAGTCTTCTGCGATACCAAATTGTACTGCTGAAGTAAACCTCATTACCATTCTAACATTGTTAGATGCATCCAAATCTGCCATATCTAAAACTTTCACAGAATTTGTGTCGTTTAAGATTCCTGTTCCAAAATATAAGTTTGAACGTTGTGCTGCATACATTTTTCCTGCTGACATCCCTTGTGCAATAAACATTTTCACACCGTTTACAGATAAAGAACCGTTATTCCACCATTGAGTACCTTGGTTGTTTACACCATTTGCTCCTAATCCGTTAGCTGCAAATCCTCCTAATGCCTGAACGTATTTTTTTGCAATATCAGTACTTACATAAATGAACAAATCTTCCTTTCCATATAAAGATGAAGGAATTGCATCAACTACTTTTGATAATTCTTCCTGCACATTTGCTGCTGTTATCGCTACTGCTGTAATATCTTGTGCTGCAGGAACATCACCTGCAACTACTGCTGCCGAGATTAACTTTTCAAATCCATCAAATGAATTATTAGAAGCTGCTGCTGTATCACCTTGCCAAATGTTAAATTCTGTATTCTGTGCTACTTCTGATGCAACGTGTGCAATCATAAAGTCTGCAAATTTAGGAGGTAAAGACTGACCCAAACCATATCCCATTTGTTGAGCTTCCCAATCGTTTACGAAGTCATACTTACATAATTGTAAATTTACTTGTAATTCTTTTGGCTCAATAATTCTTTCAGTTAATGTTACAGAACTGTTTGGTACGAAATCACATCCTGCTGCTGTTACTAAAGCACCTGTTGATAATTTCTTGATTACTTCTTTAAAAGCAATGTTTGCCTTTACAGTTAATCCACCATCATCAATAGTAGACGCACTCAATAACGCTGCTGCGATGTACTCACCTGCAAACTCACCTGCGTATGATGTAGTGATGTTAGTTGTAGTCGCTAAACTTACTTTGTTTAATTTACTCATTTTGTTTATTTTTTATTTATTTAATCTATTTAATACTCTTTCCATTGATGTTGCACCCATTTTGCTTTTTCCAAAATTTACTTTAGTTTTAGCTGATTCAGTTTCAGGGTTGTGCTTAATTGGTTTTGCAGATGGCTCTGATAATTCAGTTTTAACATCTTCAGAAAATTCTTCCTTTACAGTTCTTGATTTTAGAACATTACTTTCAGAAGACATATCTTCTTTTCCATCAATCATAGCTTTGATTTCTTCAATCATATCTATAACCTTTCCAAGTTCTTCTTTGGTTGCAAATTCCTCTTTAACTTCTTCTTTTTCTTCTTCTACAACTTCTTCTTCTACAACTTCTTCTTCTTCAAGGTCTTCAGTTTCTTCAACCTCTTCCTTTACTTCTTCTTTTACTTCTTTAACCTTTTCAATTATGTCAGAAATAATACCTTCAGTTTCAATAACTAAAACCCTACCATCTTCTAAATTATAATCACCCATCGGTAAAGCTACCTTTTCCTTTGACTCATCATCTGTGATAATAAAAATTTCTTTATCTTTTTCAAAAGATTCAGCACTAATCAAAGTGCCATTTTCTAACTTCATTTCTTCAAGTTTTACCTGAATGTTTAGAAGCGTTTTAATTTGATTTAACATTTCTGTGTTTTTCATATTACTTATATAACGATTATTAATTTAAAATTTGCGTTTTCACTCTGTTCTTGTAATTACACCAATACCCTGAGCCCTTACAGAACCATCACAGCACTTGATAGAGTAAGTATTTTTGTCCCAACATAGACAAGCCCTTGAACCTCCCGTTGGACTTGTCCTACTTGGTATAAAAGTCTTGTTTGTTTTTCTCATTTATGATTTTAGTATTTTAATTATTTCACTTAACACCTCTTTATCACTTTGGTCTTTTGCCATATCTTTTTTAATAGACTTTTTAGGCGATTCCAATTTATCAGCAAAGTAACCCTCAATAGAAAAACCCTTAACTTTATTTGTTTTAACATACTCTTTCCAAATTTCCTCATTGTTTACTTTTACAGCACCCATCCAAGTTCCCACAGGGACATTTAAACCGTACTTTCTTGATTTATCTTGAATCTCGTCTTCTACTATCCAAGACTCAACCAATGTTAAACCTGTTAGTACTTTATCGTGTTCTAATGTAGTTGCATTTTGATACCCATTTCTAAGGTACATTTGTGATGCCTTACATACAGTATCTTTTGAAAAGAAAATATAGTATTCGCCCTCTTCGCTGTATCTGTAAATTGGTTTGTCAGGTATCAATAAAGCCCCTAATAAAATTCTTTTATCTTTGTCAACTTCAGCAAGTTTTACCTCTTCATTTTTCAAAGCAACAAAGTCAGATTCTATGGCAGGGCTTTCTACAATTGATATCGCTTCGATTCCACTTTCTTCTTGTTCTTCGTCTAATATTAATTCAACTATTCTCATAATAATATAACGTGTTTTTAATTAATTTTTGCATTTATCCAATTGTAGCGCCTTGTACAATATTCCTATCTAAACTTTGTGCAGTTGTAATATCACCTGAAACAACGTATGCCTGAACAGGTTGCTGTTCCTGTTCGCCAATTGCTCCTGCAAGTTGATTTGTTTCACTTGCTCCGACTACATTAAATGCAGGGGGTTGAGGTGCCGAACCCATACTCGGCGCTGATGGTGTACCGCCCCCTGCTGATGGCGCTGACTTACCCGCTAATGATGGTAATTTTGTTGCTGTTATTGCTTTTACTTGTGCGAACCCTGAAGCAACCGCTGCTCCTGCTGCTGCAAAACCTAAAGCGGGTCCTATTATTGGAATACCTGCTAATGAAGCATAAGAACTTTGCGCAGATTGAAACGTACTTATTGTTGCTGATGCAATTGCTGCTGCTTTTCCTGCTGCTGTTTCTTCGCCTAAAATAGTTGCAAGATTATTAAGTCCATCGGCAGCAATTTTCCCCTTTTCTTTAGAGGTCAGTTTGTCCCACTTAATCTCGTTTTTAGAATTTTCCTCATTGAATTTATTTAAAGCATTTACTTTTGCTTTCTCTAACGCAACAGTACTTAATCCAAGTCTTTTAGCTTCTTCAATTAATTTATCATAATGCTCTGTAACTTTTTGAATTTCTAAAGCCCTTTTTTCGTCTTCAGTAACCGCTTCAGCATTTCTTATTTCATCTTTTAATGTTTTTAATTCTTTTGCTTTTAAATCTTCTGCTGCCTGCGCTTCATCGTCTTTAAGTTTTTGTTCGTCTTTTAAAGCCTGTGCCGCTGCTGCTGCCTCTGCATTAAGTGCAATTATTTGGCTCGTTACCTCTTTTGCTTTTGAAAGTTTTGCAGTTTCAAGGTTAATAAGGTTTGCTTTTAAAGTTGCTTC